TGTAATATTTCATCCTGTGCTCCAAAGTAGAAAGGATATTCAATTATATAAGGATGAGTCACTCCATAGAAATGATTGAAATGTTTTACATCAGTAAGATGTCTCCATAAACAAGCTTTCTGTGAAGAAGTAAACTTAGTAGAATAGTAGTCATTAGGAGAAATGGTTCCTATAGGTTTAATCTTCTCTATTCCACATCCTCCATTATCCTTTACAGAGATAAAATTTACACTGTCATCTACAGAGTAACTTACTCCAGAGATAAGATCTTTCTTAGAAACATCAGAAGCAATAACATTTCCATGTTCATTTACTATGTTAAAAGGGCCAGCCTTATTACTGGCCCTTGTTAGTTTTATAGATATTATCTTTGACATTAGCTTACAGTTACAGTATTTGACTGATCTAATGAAGAATAATTACAACCCCAAGTCCCAGAGAAAACTGATCCCTTAAAGATATAATTTCCAGGAGCTACTCCTGTGAAAGTATAGGTTGCTGTTGCACTATGTCCAGAAATAGAATAATCTGCCCCATTTTCCACAAATCCTAAACTCTCTGTAAAGAGAACAAAAGACGCAGCCTGAAGAATGTTATTTGGATCAACAACAGACATACTACAACTTACTTCTCCTGTTCCTCCTGTAGCATCTAAACTTAAAATATTAAGTCCTGAACAATTAAGTGGAGGAAGTGTTGTAGTCGTAGTAGTTGTACTGGATGTAGTGGTAGTAGTTCCTGGAGTAGTACTTGTTGTAGTTGTAGGAGGAGATACACAATAACTATCAAAGTCAGAACAATTAGCGGTTCCTACTCCTGTTACATACATCATTGTAGTATATGGATATAATCCGTCATAAGAAACTATTTCATAGACATATCCATTATAGTAGAAATGTCCTACTGTTAATGACCCATAGTAACTAGAATAATGTTGATTAGAAGCTATAAGATTTCCACAAGCTGATCCCTCTGAGCACTCATAGATATTCACTGTATATCTCTGAATTACTGGAATTATTGTTGTCGTTGTTGTAGTGGTTGTAACATAATGAACATTCATTGTTACTATTATCATTGTAATATTATCTATCACAATTCCTGGGAATGTATAATCTCCTGCCCCTGAATAAGCTAATGTAGAAACTGTACCAAGACTATCTATAACAGAAATAGTACTACCTATATGTCCAGCACCATCAGCAGATACAATAAGAGATTGTGTTCCTATAAATGTAGATCCAATTATAAATTGTTGTGAGGTTATATCTCCATAACCTACAGAACCTCCAAAACAAGGATTGCCACCTACCTTAACACAACTAATACCATACTCAGAAGGAGTTACACCAAAAGTATTTACATCTATCTCTAAGGATGGTGGATGATATAATGTTGTTGTAGTAGTGGTAGTTGTAGATGTTGGAGAGATAGTAGTAGTGGTAGACGTTGTAGATATACTAGTGGTTGTTGTGGTAGTAGTAGGAACACTTAAATAAATAGCTCCTGTACATAAACCAGTAGATAATACCTTTACTATACTAACACTATCAGGAATAGAATAACTACCTCCTATTAATAGGACAGATTTCTCTACATCTGTAGCAAATGGTGTTGCATAATTATCAAGATCTGTATACAGATTAAATGGCCCTGTATCAGTTCCTGCAAGAGTTAATGTTATAATTATATTCATAATTCTTTATTTTAGATTAATTATACTTTGCCATTGCTACTATAAATGAATGAGAAATATCTATATGTGTATACGTCTGATAATCTCCTGGATATACTGCATGATGATGTACAACTCCATCTGCCCAGAAATAAAGATCTGGCTCTGGTGTTGGTGTTCCTCCCCAAGTAAATACTATCGTAGCATCAGAGACAGGAAGCATAGTTCCATATTGAGGAGCTACACTTGTTACTGGAGTTGTTAGGATTTCACTTCCATTTATCTTAATAGATGTGATAGTCATACTAGGAACATGGGGGCTAATAGAGAAACTATAATTTACAGACTCAGGATTTATTGTAGTTGTAGTGATAGTGGTCGTAGAAGTAGTAGTAGTTCCTATAATAGGATTAATTATATAACCTTCTAATCCACAATCTACTTGTATTGCATACCCACCATCAATAAGACAATCACATGATAATATCTCTACTATATGACAATTAACTATATGATATGTAATATGACTATATGCACTGCTCTCAGTAAAATACCATCCATCTGTAGGACAACTACAATCATTTGTTCCATTTACTAAATAGCATTGAGCAAATAAATCTAATCCTGTAGCTTCTATTCTAAAAATATTCCATATAACATCTATGTACCCATCTATAAAAGAATTCATATAAGTAATAGCTGCACAAACATAGTCTGCACTTAAAGTAGAGTCAATAGATACCCCTGTAGAAGGAGTAGTATATCCTCTAATAAGATTAAAAGTACTTAGATTTGTAGGTCTCTTACAAGGAGGTAGTACATATTCTGTTGTTGTTGTAGTAGATGTGGTAGAAGACGTAGTAGATGTAGTCGTTGTAGTGTAACCTACTGTCTCTACTTTCTGAACATTCTTACAACCATTACTATCTACTACAGAGAGAGTATATATTCCATCCGGAATTCCTGCAAAGAAATATGTTCCTATCTCTGTATGGATATTAGGAGAAGTTACAGTAGGATCAATGCTTGCTGTAAAATTAGGATCTCCAGATAATATACTATATACAAGTACTGCCATTTTATTCAAGAATAATTGTTGTAGATGTTGTAGTAGTAGTGCAGGGATTAGGAATAGTAAAATATCTTATTGCTCTAATAAAGTACCCGAATAGTTTAGCATCTTGTTGTTGCTGGCCTTCATGTCCCGGATAATTAAATATTTGCATCCAAGCATCATTACTATTATCTCCTTGACTACTACTCCAATAACTTGTAATAGTCTCTGAATCTAATCCTAATACTGCTCTATTCTGATGTATCTTATTTAACTCATCCTTAGAAGGTAATACCCAATCATTATATTCGTCTATAACATAGTCTGCACATAATTTAGCAGCATAACTCCCACTGTTCCCTTCTACTAAGAGAATAGCTTGAGTATTATTTCCTCCTTCTCCTATAGAGATAGATGTTGAAACACTTGGAAGAGGATATGATGCATGTTTACTCCATTTTACAAATGTTCCTAAATCAGAAGGGGTCACAATAAACCCCTTTACGACTCCCTCTATAAAGCCAGGATCACTCTCTTGTAATATATAAGCTACCTTTCCTCCTTGAAAATCATCTCCTACTTCTGGAGCTGTTGTACACTCTGGAATTTCTACATCTATAAGACATGGTATCTTTGGTATCACTGTAAGATGACCTTGTAGGTTACAATCTGGAGGATTCTCTCCTAAGACATCTACTATAAAATCAAAGTCATCACAGCATTCATTCAATCCAGAATAGAAGAAATTATTCTCTGCAATATACCAATTTGGTAAATAACTATGAAAAGATATCCAAGATTTTGTAGTTATATTATATGAAAGAGTCCAACTCTTATTACAGAAGTAATCTCGATCAGATAACTCCACCTTTGTCCTTATTAAAGCCCCTCCTATATTTTTATCTATATAAAACTCTTTAAGAGAAGAATCATACTTTATCCCTGAATCAATAGGAATATAATCCAGCTTAGTAATTATTACCCTATCATATTTGCTATCATACACTCCATGTAGTCCTACAGAGGTGAAAGCATTATCTATATCTACTTCTGGGAAATATCTTAATATTTCAAAAGCAAGATGATCTGTAAAGAATCTATTTAACCCAGAGCCAAAACCTGAGAGATCATGCGCTTGTGGTCTACCATAAGCATCCGTATCTAATAAGAATATCTGTCCTCTCTTAGCATCAATAGTAATTTGTCCCTGAGGAATCTTTAATAGAAATTTATGCTGACTACCTACATATCCAAGATCTGTGTCTGCGAAATCTAATGGAGGTGTGCCCCTAAATAAGTTAGGATTTCCCATATAGGCAGAGAGAGGATTACTTGTATTAATAGTAAGCATACTATGATAGAGTAAACTCTTATTCTCAAATCTCGCTAGCACCTGACTATTCTGTACTCCATCAAGAGATATTAACTTCCCATAGTTCTGTGGAAAATCAAAATAGGAAGCAGCTCTATATGTAAGCCATGCATTTACTCTTGCGTCTGCATCTCTATTCTGTGTATCAGAAACAATAGCTCTAAAGGGGTAATAAGTATGACAGTTTATATTCCACTCTATAGGGAGATGAGAGAAGTAACTTTCTTTGTTTTGCTTAGAAAACGTTACGTTATAATAATATGTGTTATCTTGTGCAATAGGAACAAAGCTTTCTTGTACCCATTCATCAGGAATATTTGTATTAACATGAGGCCAATACTCTCCTTCTCTATTATTAAAAGCTTGTCTTAAATCCATGTTATAACTACTCTCACAATAGAAGTTTGGAACTCCATAAGCAAATAAATAGAAATAGCCATCATAATAAGTTATTGTACTACTACTTATTTCATCTCCATTTTTATATATAGTGGTGGTAGTAGTAGTGGTACTAGTGGTAGTAGTAGTACCTGGAGTAGGAGGAGTATAAGGAACTGTTACAAAATCAGATGGGGTATTGGGGCAATCAAAATTATGTGCTTTATACGCAATAATATTACTTAATAACCCTGCATCTGTTACTGTATAATCTTTTAGAATAGATCTAGCTGAATGCCAGTATTTAGGATAGGCAACATTTCCTATCTCATCATAGAATATATCACTATCATCAGGGGCATTAACCCTATTATCAAAAAAGAAGGGGAGTTTAGTCTTAAATGTATGTCTTCCAATGAATGTATCTCCTCCAAAAACTGTTGTAGGATTCTCATTAGTATCGAATATTACCTGAAATCCTGTATCAATAGTCTCATAAGAATATATCTGTCCCCATTGATTTACTATCTGATTCTTTATAGAAGCATAATAACTTACTACTTGTATAGGTTCTTCCTTTCCAGGAGTACTACAATTATTTATATCAGAGATAGTAAATCTTGACTTCTCTTTAATAACACTACTACCTCCTGAGACTAATGAGGGAGTTTCATCTGGAAATGGGAGAGCTGTCTTATTTATATCTGTTCTTAAGAAAACAGAAGACTCTCTACTATAATTATTAATATTTAACTCTTTATGCCCTACTGATTGTACCCCAGGTATTAGGTATTTTGCTATATCCAGAGAACGTTGTTTTACTCCTAATCCATTAGGAATAGAAGCTAAATAGTTATAGTCTGCTATAGAGTTGAAAGAATATGCATAATTCTTTCTGGTAATACCATTTACATATATAGTCAGATAAGCCTGATATGCTGTAAACATAGCAGTAGCATCTAATGGATGAGTTAATAATCCAAGAGCTTCTGCACTTCTCAATGCATCTCTTTGTACTTCTTCTGTTATAAGTTTATACTTAGCATTCTTCTTTACCTCAGTAAAATGAGCCTTTCCAGTACCATATATAACACTCTCAAGTTTTAATACATCTCCTAAGAATGGTTGACCAAAAGAGGTCTCAGGAGAATTAAATACTTGTCTATAACTTAATGTAGGAGTTTCTTTTATACTAGGAAGACTCTGTATCTGATTACAAGATGTGCTAGGAGTATGTAGTTCTATATATTCTATAGTTGAAGTACCATCACCACCTACTTGTTTAGGCCCTTCTGTTCCTACTATAACATTGATGTGCATACTTCCTCCCATACCATCTACCCAATCTTCTCTATAACCCTCTATAGGATCATCCCATCCCACTCTCCATCCTCTACAGAGAGCACAACTAGATACTCTCCATATCTCATAAGTAGCTATGCCTGTTGTTCCTATTGCATCTCCAGAGATAGTAGGCTTTTCTGTAGAGCATAACTCATAAGAGCCTATTTCTGTATAAACCTTCTTATTTATCTTATTTGTATTGCAATCCTTATATTGTACTTCGGCTGTATGATTTGCTCCTAATATCTTAATATTTATATCATACGTATTACAGAGTTGTGCAAAAGCGTTATTACTCCCATTAAGAAATGGATCTGTTGTTAAGTCGTTATAAGGATAATTTGGAAAGTAATACTCCTGATCTTCTCTTTTATATGTACCTACATTTCTTAATATACCCTTTGCAATAATAGACTTGTTTGTTCCCCTATCTCCTCTTAGGATTTTAAATCCTACGATACTATCTTTCTGTGTCTTAGTTAAAGAAGAATTACTAATAAGAGATTTAATCTGATTCTTATCTATCTTAACTCCTATAGGGAATATTGCATTATTACCCATCTCCATTGTAGAAGGAGATATAAAGACTTTAGACTCATTAATAGGGCTAACTAAGACATCAGGGAATTTATGATGTCTAATTTTCTGCCCTGCTAAGTCTCCCCAGACATTACTATCACAAGGATAAGTCTCTTCTGATTCCCAATATGAGAACTCCCCATATTGATATGGCCCTTTATACTTAGGATCTGAGATATACTCTGGAGAGAAGTTTGTAACAGAAGCTGTATTATATATCTTCCAATATGGAGAATAACCTATCCCTCCTGAATAATAATCTGGTGTTCCTATAAAATCTGGGTCTGTCTCTTGTATATCAGAATGCTGTTCAAGAGCACTCTTTCCTCTCCCAGGAATATGAAAACCATCTGTCTGTTTTCCATTATTTAAGAGAAATGCAATCTCATAAGAATATACCTCATCTCTCAGATATCCTCTAAAATTCGTAGCATTAATCTCATCTGCATAATTCTCTGTAGGAGGAATTCTCCATGTTTCCCACTTAAGAGAGATCTGATTAGCAATCTTCTGACAGTTTAATCTCTCAGAGGTAGCTAAATCACTCCATACAAGAACATCATCTACCACTGTAACATCATTGGCTATTTCATAAAAAGGAAACTTCTCAAATATATCATTGATACTAAGTCTTACACTTGAGACATCCTGCCCTGTATATGTTATCGTTTTACTTACATCCTCTATAGAGTAAGTTCCTACAAGTTCTACAGAAGGAATATCATTAATAGTCTTAACTACTGCTAAGTTGAAGAAATGAAACTCTCCTGTTGTATCTAGATTACTAATCTTTACTACCACAGATTTTCCAACATGCGTATTAAAATTCACTGTAACATCAGTAGGATCATAAATAGGAGTAGGATTGGTAATAGAATAGTAAGAGGTATAAGGATCTCCTACAGCATCAGAATATTGTACAGCAAACTGAACAGTTCCCGCAGTATTATTTCCTCCTGCTATCACATCTATAATATTAATCTGTGGTATAGAGAAAATTGGTTGTAAGGTTAACTGATTACAATCTACTTCATCTGTATAATTAGGATCACAGAATACCGTTCCATATTTTAACTTAAAAGGAATATTATCAATATCTAAATATCTTCTTGGATTATGACCATCGACCCAATAAATCTCTGTAGAGCAATTTGTAATTTTATGGACAATCTTATGTATAGGATAATGAATATCAAAATTTAAACAGGAAGCTTCTATAAGGGTATGATAGATACAATCATTGTTCTCCATATACCCAATCTGACTTACAGATTTATCTTTACTAGCCAGCATAAATATATGCTTATTCCTCTCTGCGATAAAATGTTTACCAATAAGAATAAGTCCCTCAGGAAAACTTAAACAAAATTCATTTCCTTCTTCATTAGTATAATTTATACTATTAGCATCATAGTTTTCTACAGCAGCATTTAGGGCAAAAGTTAATTGTCCCTTACGTACTTGTGAGAGAGTCTGATCTAAATTAAGTCCTACTGTCGCAGTATTAGATTCTTGTCTTATATTACCTTGTGGTTGTTCCTGTTCAGCCATCTGCTAAGTATTAACGTCTGTACCTAATTCCTCTATAGGAAGAGGTAGGGATTTCATATCTACTAAAACTATTTAACTGTCTCTTTATATTATGTTGCTTCTGAGAAACTGTCTGTTTTTTTATCTCTATATCTGCTAAAATATATGCCTCATCAGACATAGTTTTATAATAGGCCATCTTCTGTTGAAGCTGTTGAAAAGTCTCATCATTAGTCTGATTACTTAAAGTCTCAAAGACTTTATATTTTAGGTAGGCTTCTATATAATCCCTTATTCTTATATTATCTGGGATCAATTGATTTCCTTCTCTATCATACTCTGTAGCATAGAATAAAAGATAAATAGTTCCATTCCTAAAATTAGTAACAAACTTATTTCCTCTTACATCAAAAGAGTCGTATGTTGAAGAGAATGGGAGTGTCCTATTATTTGGGACAGATCCCCATGCATCTATATAACTTACATCACAACTTTTCTTTGCTGAAATATTTCCTGGTTTTAATAGGAATTGTTTCTTGAAAGTTCTTGGCATCTCATGGTTAGTCTTATAAACAGCTTGTATTACTTCTGGCATACATTCATCTTCTCCACATCCAGAGCAATTAGGATTAGTACAATTAGGATTTGTACAAGGTTCTCCATCTACAATAAAAGGAGAAATCTGTATTGTAGTGGAAAGAGTTTGAGAATAGAATGAACTTGCAACCTGAAAAGATCTTCCATTTACCTCTGTACAAAGCCATGCCTCTCTAACAGCATAAAAATTATCAGGAAGTCTCGCTTCAAAATCCTCTAAATGTAAAAGATCCTCTGTTATAACATAGGAAGATCTCCCCAACTTTCTCAGACACTTATCTGTGTAAGTTGGAAAAAGTAGACTGTCAACAGCTCCAGTATCCATATATGACTTTAGTTCTTCTCTCACTACAGCATATATAGGCTCTGGACTAACAAAAGCATATTTATAATAATAACTCATAATCTTAATTATTTATATCCTATCCTGATTTAGGAACAGCACTCCACTCCTTATAAATATCTTTATATTTCTCATCAGAGAATATGTATCTGGCTATTGATCTTGATGCTACTCTAGCTGGTCTAAAAACCCATACCTTAGAGTTTCTAAAGATAGTAGTTCTTTTACACCATAACCATCCAAAGAAAAAACCATCAGTATGATAGTTAAAATTATAAATCTTTTTACCCTTCTCTTTTGAGGCTTTCCAATCTACAGGGAGATTTATATATTCCTTTCCATTAATTATAACTGTCTTATCCCTCTTCTTTTTTCTAATTGTAAATTCTCCTAATCCATTGGGGAGTCTTCCCCTTTCTCCTGTCTCTAAAATATGTGTTCTAAAGTGATCTACAAAAGAATTAGAAATAGCTCTCCACTCTTTATAAGAGAGTTTAATTGTTGGATGTTTCTTCTTAAAATCCTTGTAGTTAATATCACTAACAGAACTAAAGTCTACATGTTGTCTCATCTATTCTGTTGAGTTTGTTGTTGGTTTTGCATAGGGCCATTTGGTGCTTGTTCATCAATATCATTTTGAGATACATCAGCTCTTAATCTAAAATAAGTAGACAATAACTTCTGAGAAGTTAAATCTAATACTTGCTTCTCTAAATACCCAGGAAGAGAATATTCCTTATCAAGAGGGTTTTTACACCACTCTTCATCAGATACATTCTGACCACATCCACATTCAGGATACATCATCTCATTAGGTATATCCTCTTCAAACATACCAACAAGTCTTACTGCTTGTAGATTAGGATTAGTTATGTATAAATATCCATTAGATATCCAGAAGTAATCTTCCTTCTTAATAATAGGTAGTTTCAACAGATTCAAATATCTATTAATAGATATCTCCTTAAGTCTATTCCCATTACCTCCCATTGCATTTATAGAATAGACTCCTTGTATAACATATTGATAATTACCTTCTGATATTCTAGGAAGAGGATATTTGCTACGTGCTATTGTACAAGGGTCTGTATATCCACAGCATTCTGAGATTGGAACTTCTACTAATTCCAGACAAGGGATAGTGGTAAAAATACTATCTGTAGCCCAAAGCTTTCTTAGGTTTGTCTCCCTCTTAACTAGAAATAATGTAGCATTTCTAATCTCAGAAGCAATGAATCTATCGGTAGCAAGTGTGTCAGTGCTAAGTAGTTTATGTGAACTTCTAACACTAGATACCAGTGATCTAAGGGTTGGCATGTTTTACTTATTTATATGACATCTAAACTTTTAGTAAAGATAGATTTTCTTTTAATGCTCTCAAAATATTTTTAACTAAACCAATTACTTATTATAATTAAATTAGTTATTTACATAGGTACTCCCCAGAATAAATCCTGAGGAGCTTTCTATATTCTGCTAAACCAATAAAACAGAATATTAAGACGGAGCTTCTGTAGTTGTTGTGGTAGTGGTAAGAGTAACATATATCGAATTACTACAAGTGTCATTTGCTCTAATCTCCACTATAGAGGTATTAATAGGAGCTTCACAATTAGTTCCTGCTATCAACTCCTCTTTAGGCATATCAGTATAGAATGAAACTAAGAATCCATCAACATCTGAATAGAGATTAAATGTACTTATAGAATCTCCCACACTATCTATTTTTAAATAAATTGTCATGCTGGATATTGTGTTGTTGTTGTAGTCAAAGTACAGAGTATAGAGTTCAACTGACTTAATATAGTATTAAGAGAGTCACATGGTTGTACATGTAAGCAAGGGAGTTCGACTCCATTATATTTAATATCCCCTGTTTGAATTATCTTCTTAGAAGGAACACATCCCTTAGGATATGCATATCCTCCTATTGATATGTATTCTGTATTACATTTTGTCATAACATATTCTATTAAGGACGATACATAATGTAGTAACAAGAGATAACAGGCGGGATATTCGTATGAGAAAGACTTCCTCCCGCACTAGCATTAGTCATATTTACTGACACAATACTCTGTTCTGTAGGACTTGTTAATCCCTCTGTAGCAACAGATGAAGCTCCTTGTAAGTCGTAACTTGTATTTCCTCCAAGAGTTACTCCCCTCTTTATAGGAGTAGAAGATGTTAATACACCACTTGATCCTTCTGATACAGTGAAGTGTGTGTGAGGAACTATAGTAACATCCCCTAAGTTATTATGAGAGTGTGTTGGTATCTGATTGATACTTAATGTAACAGCATTACTTCCTCCCTTATCACTAAGACTGTAATTAGGATTATCAGAAGATTCATTTGGATCTACTTCAGGATCTAATGTTAATCCATTCATCCCCTGAATAGCACATACAGGAATCCTCCCTCTCATATCTGGAGTATTATTTCTTCCATTACAGAGGTAAATACTTACCCAATCTCCAGTACCAGCCCCTGAAGAATCAAAATAACTCATTGGGCCAAAATATTCCATAGCAACATAAGGAACCATCTTATCTCTCATAAGAGAAGCAGTTGTCTGACTATCAAGATAGTTCTGTATATACTCATTTAATGGAGCCCCTCCTGCTATATAGTTTGTACTAAGATTAGTCTGTAACTCACAGAGAGTAGTTATTACTTCCTGAAGTATTGCATGAGTTCCAGAAGAGGTAGTAACATTTACTAAACAGTCTATAGTATATTCTGCTTCTATTGTAGAGATAGCCTCTGTAATAGATGTAATACTATCTGAGAGACTTGTTACTTGTGTCTGTAGACTACAGGCAGTCTTTATTAGAGCTGTAGTAACATTCACTATAGTTAGTTCTTCTTCCACTGTAAGATTAGAAGATACAATCTCACAAAGGGGATCTACGTCTATTATCACTCCAGTTCCATCTAATGCTGTTAGAAGAAAATCAATTATCTGTGTCTCTACCTGACATAAATAATCCCCATTATTTATTCCAAGAGCAGGAATATTTACTCCTGTATATTTTATACATTTATCAGATTGTATCTCTGTACATCCATTACCACAATTATTGCAATTCATGACAATAGTATTTTAAATTACATAATAACACATAGCTCCTGTAGATAATGCTGACCAAGATGTATTATTCAATACTTCTGGAATAGCATCTCCGTTTCTATATTTTGTTTCTTTTATATTCTCCTGTAACCATTCATAACCATTAATTACAACAGTATCATAAACTTGTCCATCATTTCCTGTATATCCATTAGGAATAATAGTAAAATCTGGTTGTGAGGTTGTTGTATCTTTTTTTAATCTTATAGAAGCACCAACACGTTTAGAACTAGAAGTGTATCCAGATTCAGTAATAAAATTAGCACTATTATTAGCCAATGTAGCTATTCCTCCACCAAGTTCTCCTCCTAAATCTTGCGTATTCCATATCCAACAAGAACCTTTATTTAAAGCAAAATTACCTACCTGATCTCTATCTCCTGATCCTCTAAAATCTAACTTAGAACTATTATCAGCACCTGTATTAGGAGAATTCCAATAAGTTGTTCCACTACTTTTCATATGTCCACCAGCAACATTAGTATATGCTGTACCTGTAGGGTCTAAATATAATCTTAAATTTACCATATCAGCAACAGTAAGATTATGCCAACCTACATTTGCTATATTTTTTGCATCAGTTCCAGCATACCAATTATATAAATATCCATATTCTTGTACAATTGGTGGAAGTGTAGTAGTAGTAGAGGTTGTGGAGGATGTAGAACTTCCTTGAGTAGTTGTAGTACTTGTAGTTGATGTAGTTGTGGTTGATGTAGTTGTAGTAGTAGTAGATGGAGCAGTTGTAGTAGTAGTAGTAGTAGATGGAGCAGTTGTAGTAGTAGTAGTAGTAGTAGATGGAGCAGTTGTAGTAGTAGTAGTAGTAGATGGAGCAGTTGTAGTAGTAGTAGTAGTAGATGGAGCAGTTGTAGTAGTAGTAGTAGTAGTAGATGGAGCAGTTGTAGTAGTAGTAGTAGTAGATGGAGCAGTTGTAGTAGTAGTAGTAGTAGTAGATGGAGCAGTTGTAGTAGTAGTAGTAGTAGTAGATGGAGCAGTTGTAGTAGTTGTTGTAGTACAATGAAAATTAAATGCAGAACAAGAAGTCTCTCCACCTTCCCATATATAAAAGGTATTTTCTTCTGGAGTTAACACCCCTAAACATAAAATAATCTCAAAGACATTTATATACTTATAGAAATTTCCATTTGTTAATATTTGATTACTAGCTAAGTTTGTATATCTTACATTAGTAGCTACTACTGTTCCACAAGCATCTTCTCCATTACAAGAAAAGACATTTACTATATAAGTCATGTATGTTGGAATAGCTGTAGTAGTTGTAATAGTACCTCTATGAAAACTATCCTTTGGAAGACATTTAGGTTTACATCCTGCTGTTAACAGTTTTACTTTACTAATGATCTTATCTAATTCAATTCTCTTTGCATACTCACTATTACAATACTTATACAATAGAATTCTTCTATAATTTAAAAGACTTAGCATTGTATCAGAATCAATACTAATATTTAAAGAGAATATAGTATTATTATAAAGAGCTGTAGCTATCTTACTTATCTTACAATCAATAGCCTTTATTAAGGAAGGAATTGTATTATATTCTTTACAATCTCTAAGTCTTGGATTTAACATGACATTTATTTTTCTGTCTTATTTTCCTCTGGTTTATTTTGACTCTCTGTAAGAACTGAATTACATTTGACACATAATCCATTTACTAGCTGACATCCACATCCGACAGATGTTCCACATGATTTGCAAACTGGCATAACTTATTGGTTTATCGGTTATTAAAAGTTTTTCTTATAATTATTTCCTGAGCATCCACAATTGTCCCCCAGGAATCTATCTAACATCTTATCTGCATAATGATATAACTTATTAGCCTCCTCTGTTGCACAATTATTAGCTGCTGCTATAGAGCCTTGAATAAAAAAGTATATACTATTCAAGTCTACTTTTGATTGTGTCTTAATCTCTCTATCACACTCCATCATATCAAGTTTCATAAAAGCTGTATCAAACTTTTCCTGTAACCTATCTACTCTCATTATAGAGCGTTCTATGTAATTTATATCTGCTGGGTCAATAGAATATTTTAATGTATATATACCATCAGGAAGAGAAACTAAATTATCTCCAGAGGGAGTAATAAGTAGTGTCTCAGAATTATAGAATGTAGTCTCAAGAATAGGAAAAGTAAAACTCACTGTATCAAAAGAGGGAATTGTTATCTCTATAAGAGGAGATGTTACAACAGGGGGAGAATCTGGATACGTAGAAGCATCAGCAATTCCAAGAGTGAATGTGTCATAAGTTGGAACTACCAATATATTCAAATTGAGTGTAGGCATGATTTTAATATTTTAAGAAAAAAGGGAGAGAGAGAGTTTTCCTCTTCTATCTCCCTTTTATTCTTTGGTAAACTTATTACTTCTTATCTTATGGGATGAGAATTGTGGTTGTTGTCGTAGTAGTAAGACTCGTAGTTGACGTAGTTGTGGTGGTAGTAGCACAAGTGTTCTTAGCTGTTACAGCCCCTAATCCAGCAACAAGAATTGCTTCTAATGCAGATGCAGCAGCACTGCCTGTTGGAACAGCAATAATCACCATACTGTCTTCATTTACTTTATCTCCCCAATTATTATCAGCCTTATCCCACTCATTAAACTTAATATAATAGGTATCATAGTAAGTTCCATCAGTTACAAAACTTTCAAACTTCTGGTTATATCCCACCATTCTATAGAGATGTTTCAAAGCACCTACCTGATAACTATATAAGTTCTTTTCAAGTTGTGTAATCTCATTAGATGTTCCAATAGGATAAGTAGCCCTCTGAGTAACAGCAGCAGTGGCAACCAGATTACAAGGATCTGATACAATGAAGTCTGCTGTAGTAGCTGGGCCACTATATATAAAAGCCCTAAACCATAATCTATCATACTCAAATGGGAAAGCAGCTACATCACACGGTACTCCATAAGTAGTAAGTGGTTTTGCTGTAATCCTAAGAACTGTGCCTCCAATGTTCTCAAAGACAAAGAATGTACTAAGAGTTACATTATCTGGGTTAGTTCCTGTAGGAGCAGCCTGTAACTTAGCAATTGCTAAATTAATAAGAGCATTAACATCTACAGTGTCACAAGGATTCCCTCCACAAGTACAGCAAGGTGCTTTAACTGTTACAGAGCGAGTAAGACCATTCATCCATAAGGTATCAATATAAGAAGAGTGAGCTCTCAATGTAATAGTGATATCATCACCACAGTGAGCACTCCATCCTGAGATCTCAACAACCTCTGGGGTATGTGTAGAACATCCTGTAACTTTATACCATTCAGTGACATTGGATTTACATCCTGTTGCACTGATACATCCTGCAATTTTATCAGAACGTTTAGAGCCTTCAAGAACTGTATTAGTCCTTCCTTGAGCTACATAGAAATAAGGATAGTTAACAATCGTACCAGCCGTTAAAGCTACATACGTATTACTAAAAAGCCCTAACTGACCAGCAGTCAGATTTTGTGTAGAGCCAGAGCTAGGGAAAGTTGTCTGCCCCACTGGAACTACGAAAAGCGTGGTTAATGAATAATCCATTTTGCTTAATTTTTAAATATTTATACTAAAACCTCTTATTCGTTTGTCTGTATTCTCATCTGGGCACTCTGTGCAGCAGAGACATTTTCTGTATACATCGCCAGAGATTGCACTGTTAAATCTAATAACTCATCCTCTAAATAAGTCTCCAATTCACAATCTCTATCTATAGAGAGAGTACCATCTAAATGAGTATATCCTGCCTTATCAATGTAAGCAGGATATCTCAAATACATTATGTAGATCTTACTTGGTGTGAATGTTCCGTCAGTAAAGATACTAATTTCATCCGAAGATAAAAAATTAAAAGTCTCCTGATATTCAAAAGAAGGTTTATAATGATCATTATTCATAAGAAATTGTAGGTCACCATGTTTGGCAAGATCCCTATTAATCCAAATGATTCTATCCCTACATCTTCCTTTGTCTGCCAAAATATAACTATCTAAATAGAACATATATTTTGGTACAAGAAGTCTTACATTAGCACTCCACTGATTTAGTTTACTGTTTATTTCTGTTAATGTTAAAGGTTGGTGGTCATAATATTCTACAAGACTTTGTAAATCCTCATATCTTTTCTTAAAAGCATCCATGCCCAAACCACTAACAGTACTGAAACCATCTACTTTTTGTTTTATTAGTTTCAACTGAGCTTCATTAAGAGCCAGTATCTTATCCTCTACTGCAATCGACTGATGTGCATTGGTTGATAGTTTATTTAATTTCTGTTCTATCTTGTATAATAAACTATCAACTGCTATCATTGTGAAGCTAATTTTTTTGTTTTCAATTGACTCTCTAACATAAGAAGTTGATCCTGATTATCTACATCTACCAACTTCATAACAAGTTCTTCTTCTGATGTTGCTATCTCAAACTCCCCTTCAGTAATATGACCATTAGGTTTCAACCTATAAATAGAATGAGAAATAGCCTGTTTAATTAAATCTTTCACATGGAGCAAATTGTCCTTCATATCAGCAAAGCGATTGAACTCATCTATTGTAGATCTTCCTTGATTCTTACCACTCTTAAATTGTAAGTCTTTCAATGTGTTATCTACTAAGTTATATATCACTTCAGCCTTTGTATCATCGGATACAGGAAGACCCAATAATCTTGCCACCTTAAGTTTCTTACTAGGAGACATACTGTCAAACTTAGCAATTGCTTTATTAATAGCCAGCTTCTTATTAAAGACTATCAAGCTTTCTACATCCTCATCTGAGACATAGAATTGTGTATCAGCAGGATATTCTCCACGTTCCCAAGCACTATAACTAGAAGCGATAGTAGGATGTACTCTTAACCATGCAAATGAAAGTTCCTTAAAAGGAATAGTCAAATCAAATAGATTATCTCCATCCATCAGCTTTATTGGTTGTACATGTGCTGTATCATTAGGAGAACTTGCTAGCCCATAGTTCCAAAAAGAAGAACGAGAACCTAAGTCAATACCTCCTAGTTCCATCTCCAATTTTTTCCGAAGCTCGCTTACTCTTTTCTTCTCCAGCTTCTGCTCTGTAGGATCTTGTATCCTACGAATATATGCTGCATTCTCATCGAGTCCTGTTCTATATTGACCATCTAACTCTTTATAGGGGAATTTAAAAACACCAGTTCCAGGTACTCTTGTCATTCCTCTCTGAGATAATCCTCCTTCCATCGTTTGTAATTGAGAGCCATTAAAGTCTTTCTTAATTACTGAAATCTTTCCTATTTTGCCCATGTGTAGTTTATTAATTAGAATAATAGAAAATTATTATTCTTTGGTTTGTGAGACATAAGGAGCGAACCTTTAGACAACGTATTGTTTCTTCTGCCTCTTATTTTCCTCTTGTGAAGCCTCTCCATCCGCTAGAGAGGCTTCTTTGCAAGGGGGTGTTATATAAAGATTAAAACCAGAGAACCACTAAAATTGTGGAATTTCCTCAATTAATACTGTACGAGAAAGATCTTCAATGAATACATCACAACGGTCTTTCATCCAGATTTCATAGCCTGGGAATTTATTTGCTGAACTCATACCCTGAGATCTTGCGAATCCTAAGTGGTGACGAGTACCATCAATATATCCCCAAGTCATAGAAGGAGCACCTTCCATCCTGACTTCTCTGATGTTATTCACCATAGAGCCATCACTCATAGGAGATACATCAAATACAAAGAAGACAGGAGTAGATTTCTTATTCTGCCCAAACTCAAGATTGGTCTGAGGAAGATCAAGCTCTTTCAAGTGGATAAGTTCTACCCTACCAGTTTCACGAGTAACCATAGCATCAAATGCAAAGTTATACGTGATATGCTGACCTTCACCCTGCAAGAATCTGTTGCCAGAATCTGCCATGAATGTAAGGCCACTATTGAGAGCATCATTCTTCATTGCTTGTCCAAAGACATCAAATCCAGCTTCATTTGTATAGAGCTTAACATGTCTGTCTTTAACATCAACCCTTCTATAATACAGATCTCCAAATACACTACGGAGTAAGTTAGCAGAGAACTCTCCTCTATTATAAGGGACATAGTTTCCACTATTACGCATCCTATGATATACACCAGCAGAGGTACGTTTAACTTCTTGCTTACTACCATTGGTTTTTACTGTTCCAGGTTTTCCCCAGATCATCTTTTTAACCTTCAGTTCAAGCATTGATTTACGCATCCAGAATTCAATGAATGGTTCCCATTTCAAATCATTCTTTGTCATAGGAAGCTGATTCCTACGTTGTGGAGCATAGACAAGAATATCAAGAGGTTTGCCATTAGCATCTCTCATCATCTTAGTATCAGCCCATTCTGTAATAGTATGCTCATAACCATAACCACTACCAAGACTTTCAAACATGGTGATTTTTTCTCCAAGACGAGGAAGACCTAAAAGATCCTGATCAAATTCTCCAATAGCTGCATCGACAAGTTCAAGCTCTACTCCAACTTTAAGGAAGGTAGGACTAACAAAGTCTACAAGTGGATTATCAGATACAAGAGTGAATGTATAAAGATACCCTGCATTGTAAGGCATAGGATCTTTAACTACATACAACCGAGGGCCATACTGACGAGTACCAACAGAAACAATAGCATTCTTAGAGAATTCATTAGTATCTAATACTAATACAAACTCTTGTCCATCAATACCTGGAGTAGTGAGGGCTGTCGTTGCAGAAGGAATATCAATAATCTTCGGGAATTTATAAGGGACATTAATATCCCATTTCCAAGCATCACTATTATTATCAATATAATAAGGTGTGCTTTTATTAATCATATCCAGAAAATCATTGCTGTACAATGAACTCTGTGTGTAGAGACTTATGATTTTCTTATCATAATCTGCGGGTTCTGTTGAGTGAAAAGCTTCCAGGTGATTAGAATCTGTAAGCTTTCCTACAGCACGTTTATCCATAGAGGATACACGAGCATACATAAATCCAGTTACGCCTGGTAGTGTTTGAAGTGCCATTTTTGTTTGTATTAAATTAAACCTTATAATTATTTAAACCATGAACTAGGTGTTTTCTCTTGTGAGACAGAGGGTTTTGCCACTGCTCTCCTCACTTCATTAAATAGGCCACTTGACTGCTTACTAACTCCTAGTTTCTGTATTGTAGAAAGCGTAGGATCTTTTTCTAATGTCTTTAGGAGCAGTGCCCACTTAATCTTCATTGCATGGTTCTCAGGTCTTTTTAAATCCAGAATAGCACGATCAAAATCAGTAAGCGTTTCTCCTGAAGGAGTTCTCCATTTGTCTACTAGTAAGAAGTCATGTAGTTCGCTTGCTAATTTTGTGTTGATGGGGATGCCATCATATTCTTTAGCTTTTAATTTCTCAGAGAGAATAGTGTTAACATTTTGCTCAAACTGTGATCGGAGAGCAGCTTTCTGTTCTTGATCCTGTTTAGCCTTCTGTCCTTTCTGTTCTAACTTCTGAACTTGATCTTTGATTAAGACTTTATGATGTCTTCGTGCCACTGTCTCAAGATCACCATAGTTTCTTATTCTATCTATCTCATCTTTAATATCCTCAGGTTCAAATCTTTGAGCAGCTAATGCTTCCTTCAAAACTCTTATCTGATTCTCTTCTTGTGTTAAATCCAGCTCTGCAAAGTTTACTACCTCATTGTATGTTCCCCAATACTCTTTGGGATCTACACCATTTTGATATATGGCAACGAAAGCCTCTTTATAATCTTGTCCGAACTTTCCTATGAAATTATCTAAGAGTTCGACTGCTCCCTTCTGTTTCTCAGCTTGAAACCTCTCAAGAAATTCTTCGGGAGTAGAGATTGTTATATCTTCTCCTTCTTCTTTTGTAAAGACCCCTAGATTTTCTAACTCTTTAGAGAGGGAACTAAATATTTCATTATCACTCCCTGGAATTTTTTCCTCTTTAGGGGAAGGAATATCCTGTTTCCCTTCTGCTGCTTCTTCTTCCTCATCATCATCTCCTACATTTAGAAAGCTACTAAGTATCTCTTGTCCTGTAGGAGCTTCTCCTTCTTCTTTCTCAATTACCTCCACTGTCTTTTTAGAAGGAGAAGGTTTTGGAGGAGCTGGAGGTTTTACTTCTTTCTCTATAGTCTCAAGTTCTTCTGGAGACGCTGTTTGTGTTTCTGGAGAATATAAATCATTTAAGAGTTCCGTACTCCCTCTCTCCAGAGTTTCTTGAATATTAAAATCAAGATCTGAGGTTTTAACTTCAGTTGCCATATTTAGTTTATTTGTGAATTGGTTTTTGTCTATGTAAAAATAAGACAAGTATAATTAATAACCAATAGAAAATACATAGAAGATAGTAATTTTGTCATTATATAGCATTCTATTTTTCCTCTTATAATTAAATTAATTATTTCTTTGCTTTTCTGTTACTTGCATTAACTTTTGCTACCTCTAAATCATTTTTTTGGTTATCTCTCTCCACCTGAAGAGCTTCTCTCTTTACTTCCAGCTCTTTTAATGTCTTAGCATTCCTTGATTGAATATCTGCCATCTTAATTGCATACTCTCTATTTGCTTTGGCTTCTTCACTTGTAAGTTTAGTAATCTCAAAAGCATCAGGCACTTTATTATTATTTAGATCCTGTACAGAGCCTTTTGCCTCTGCCTGTATAACAGCTATCTCCTTCTGATTAACTCTATCAAGAGCCTTCTCATAACTTGTGCTTGCCCTATCAGCAGCTTTATCTTGTTGCGCTTGTTGCAGATTAGCCTGAGCAATCTTCTGTTGTTGGTCAACCTTCTGTTGCTCAAGAGCAGCATTCTGTTGTTGAATAGCTATTTGCCTATCCCTAAGTTCTTTAAAGGTCTTCTTAATCTGACGTATGCTATTAGTTGAATATAATTCAACAACATCATATAATGTACCTCCATTCTGTATAATAGCTTGAGAGAGTCCACGAAGTTCATTAAACATCTTAGTATCCTCTGGTCTATTAGTAGAAAATACCTTAAGATCCCTGAATCTAATATCACTACCATTCACTTGTACAAAAGCAGAATCCCCTTCTGATGTAATATAAGAAAGAGTTGACTCTGGTTTTGAGCCCTCTATATAGAGCGAAGCATCTATGATTGCCTGATAGAGTTGTCCTAAGACATATTCATGTGCTACGAATAGAGGTTCTGTCTGAGAGTAACTCTGTGTAATAGCTGTGTTAGTTCCTGTAGCACTCTCACTAGCAGATATACTTCCCATCCTTTGCTTAGACATCCCTACAAGCTCCCAGCATTCATTCTTTAATTGTACAGCTAGATTATACCTGGATTGTATCTCACTAGTCCTTGTAAGGTCTATATTCTTCGCTACAGAGGTATTACTTACAGGAGCTTTTGTATTCTCAGGGGAATCATCATCAAATATAACTCCCTTCTGTCTGGCATCCATCTCCCATATATCTATAGCATCCTGATCATCTCCATCTTTTACCTTTGGTATCCTACGTATGTTTACACTAGCTACATTACCAATCTCCTTCTCTAATAGTGTATAGAGTTGGTTAAGACAGATGTTATATAAGATTTGAAAGGGCTTCATAAGATCTACCAAAGATCTTGCCTCTGTATTCTTTATTTCATATACTGTTCCAATAAGAGGGCAATAAGAAAGAAGTTTAAAAGGCTTTACAAAATAAATATCTGGCCCTATTTTAATCCCCTGATACCATTGATTTACCCATCCCCATTCAAGAGAGATTTGTGTTGGTATAGTTTTTGACTTATAATTTTCATCTACAAGAAGAGACTGTTCATTTCCCATCTCATCTGTATATACCACCTTACCTATCTTTCTCTTTGAGAGCCAGAATGCTCTCACTACAACATACTTATATCCAAATGAAGATACATTAGATGTTAGTCCTAAGAAGTCTTGGAGCTCATCATTGTTCTCTTTCATCTCACTCTCAATCATCATTCTGGTTTGTAAGACCAGAGGGTCATAAGTATCATATTCTATAGAATCCTGCCCAGGAGTAACATCTCTTCCTAAATTAGACTCCCTTACATTAATGAGGCCATAGTCCTGTAAACTGCTTCTTAAGTGGTCTATTTCCTCTTTAGAGAGATCAGGGATGAGTTCGATTATTTCAGAGAGCTCCATTACTTGTACTGTTCCTGCTGCATAGGCTCCCTGTGCTCTCCCAGAAGGATCAGAGATATACTTTCTATCAGGAGTAGTTAGATACCAAACATTCTTGGGATTCATCACCTCAAGATTATATCCCACCTTAGAATTATCTTCATAGAGAAGATAGAATTCTCTGGCTGCTATTATAAGATCCCTAAAGGTTTCTTCACTCTTCTCCTTTATATTAAAGTCTGCCTTCTGGCAAGTTAATATCTTATTTCCCCATCTCTCTGCTATTGAGGTGTAAGAATCTAATTCATCCTTCACCTCATTCATAGTTAGTTGTTGAGCTTGATCGTCAGAGAGTTGCTCTCCCTTCATTGCAGCCTCTGCCATTATTCTCTGCTTTGCTTGAGCTATAACAAACTCCTGTAATAGGTTTGTCTTAAACTGAAGCTCCTCTGACTTAGAATCATCATCATAAGCTTTTACTTTATATAGGTCTGGTCTCTTTGATATCTCCCCAACAAGTTCATTAATAGGAGTGGTGAGGATAGAATAATGTTTTACATAGGCTGGAAGATTTAAATCTGCCTCAAGCATCTCTGCAAAACTCTTAACAGTATCCTCCTGATAAAAGTCATAGGATTTTAATATCCCCTTTAGAAGATCATAGTTCTTAACAAATGTTTCTCTTGCTTTTACAAACTGATAATACGCCTGATTAGCAAAATAGTCCATTGTATTCTTCTGCCAACCTTCATTCTGTTTATCTTCCTCAGTTTTAAATTGATCGGGGAAGATATTAAGGTAAGCATACCTTATTGTAGAATCTTTACTATATCTAATGATACTCATAATAATATTATTATTTAGACAAATAGTCTACGTTTATTATTCCTAAATATTCCTCTCGACTGTTGAAAGAGGATTTGTCTTGTTGCCCTCTTATTGAGAGAATTCATCCTTGTATTTCCTCCATCTGTTATAGCTCCCATAAGGGGATTCATCTTAAGTGCTTGTGCGATAGCGAGTTCTGCGGCTACTATCCTGTCAAAGTTTCCTTCCTCATTATATTGTATAATCTCTTCTAATAACATTGGATCTAATATCTTTGTTACTCCTAAGAGTTCTCTCACTGTATCTCCATTCTCATCTGTCTCTTTATATACAGTTTCTTCCATATACCTCTTAAGACAAGAGTGAAGATAGTCAATTATCTTCTGTGCGCTACGATGTACACCATAATCTCTCTTTACAGTGGAGTTAGGTACTAATTCCATTAGCCACCCAGGTTGTTTCTCAAGATAATGTGCATCCCCTTTTGCTTTCATATACTCTATAAAGGATATCTCATCATTCTCACATAGAGCTCTTGCGTTATAATATTTTATTAAGAGTCTTGCCTGTTCCTCCCAAGTATCTTTCTTATCTGGCCTAGCACAATAAGAAGCTACAAACATATCCTGATACTTTTCTCCTGTTAAAGCATGCATCCTTTTATAGATGTAGACACTTCCTAAAGAAGAACTATAAGCAGCTTGCCCTTGTCTAAATGGGTCAATTCCAGCCACATACAAACCATAAGGAGGATCTTCTATAGGAAACTCATATATGACAATAGGGGCATCTTTTGAATCACTGGATCTTAATGGATAGTTACTTATTGGCTTCTTATCAGAAGTCTCATGTCTTATCTTTCCCTCCTCATCTAAGAATAAAACTACAGGAGTTCCTACAGAGTCCTGTTGTAAAAGTTTTGTCTTCTGTCTTTTTGCAATCTCTATATCAAATATATTTGTATCCTCATTTAAGAAGACATCATCTACAGTCTTTGGATAGTACATCTTCTCCTTCATGTAAGCCATCCTATCTCCAGCCTTCTTTAATCTCTCTAAGTTCCCATCTGTAATCTGCTTTGCTTTCTCCTCATTAGAGACAAGTATAGGAACATTCTTTAACTTATCTACTCCTAAGTAGTCTCCCAGAGTACTACTCTCCTTAGCCTCCATCCTATATTTATAGGAGAGAAATAATCCATGAATTCTTGAAGGATCATTCTCATGTTTATATGAGAGAAAGTTATAGTTCTCAACATCAAACATTAAACTCTTTGCATCCATGAACTTCTTAAAGTCTCCCCCTGTAGCCGTAATAATAGGAGAACATCTCCAGCCGTAAGGAGTAGTGAAACCTGGAATAGCTGCTTGTAATGCTCTTAAAGCAGACCCCTTAGCAAACTCATCTATAATTAACTTACGAGGGTTTGTTCCTGCAATAGCCTCTTCATTATTTCCCTCATCTAAGTTACGTATTAATATCTGAGAGAATGGAATACGTTCTCCTGTTTTAGTTCTTACCCCAAGAGTAACCTGATTCTTCCAATTATCTTCTACCCTTTGCCATCTCCATGCTTCAGGAAGAAAGTTTAATCCCTTATCTAGTTTATCTGTAATAAGTTTTATATCGGGGGAGTTAAGTCCTGCAATAACATTCTGGGAGTTCTCATCAAATGTAGCTCCCCATCCTATATAAGATGCCTCTAGGACAGTTTTTGCCAAACGCCTTATCGACATGATAATTAGTCCTTTATGCTCTTTCTGTGCCCTATCTATCTCATTTGTTACTATCCATTCATTGTCTCTCAGATAAGGAGTGGCATATCTTTGACTTATTCTTCCTCTCTCGTCTACTATATCTACTTCTGTATGCCAAAAATTTATATGCCAATATAAAAATGGATTTATGAATACCCCTCCCATCATAAATCCATCCATACATAATTTCTTATGAAACTCAAAGAAGCTCTTATATTCTTTAGATGAAGAATCTGGTATCCTCTTTTGATTGAGATACCAATCCTTATAGTCTATTGATAGAAGCTTTTCCATTATTATCGTTTGCCTCTCTTATTTATAAAATCATCTGCCAGAGTTCCAATCTCTTTATCTCCCCTTACCTTCACTTTAGTTTCTTCCTTCTCCCGCATGGATTCTACAGACCTAAGAATCTCAACATAATCTTTTAGAGCTTGTGTTAGATCTTTACGTTGTGCTTCCTTATTAGCAATACAGATTGGAATAGCTCCTCCATTCTTAGTCTCTTTCCAAGCCATCCTATCTTCTAATTTAGAATAAGGATTCTTTTCTATATAATCCTTTAGCTCTTTTAACTTCTCTTCCAGAAAAGCTAATTCATATTCTATAAGTAAAGTCTTCTTAACTGCCATTATGCTTTCATTAATTTATCTATATCCTCTTGTGTTAATCCTCTATCCGCATCCTCTTCCAACATATTTATATACTCTTCCTTAACACGTATAATCATTCCCCTCTTTATATCTATAGAGGCATCTATATAATCAGCACCATCATTATACACTGTTATTAACTCCTCTATAAGAGGTCTCAAAGGGATTTTATTAAGGAATGTATTCTTCATTGTCTATATGTTTTACATCATACTTCTCCCACTTCGGAGGAAGGTCTGCTTCTTCTGCTCCACAATTACAATCTAAAGAAGCTGTCCTCACCTCTATAGGACATCCACAAAATATGCAATGCTCATCTTCTCTCTCTGTAGCATAATGTTCTCTATAGAGAGAGAAATACTCTTCACTGGTTTTAGCATTAATACTATTGTATGGACAAGAAAGACATATCACTCTCCTACGTATAATCTCATCCTTTATATCCTCAGGAAGCCTATCATACTTAAGCTCTACATTATTAATAAGACCTCTAACTATCTCTACTATATTAGGAAGTCCCTTAGGAATCAGCTTCAAATATTCAATTAGTTTCATTATGCTATTTCTCCTCTGCTTTAAGCTTATTATTCTTCTCCACTCCTTCTGCACTTAGTCTTCCTTCCAAATACTCTATATTATCCAATGTGAGGACAAGCTTTTCCTTTGCATCTTCTCTTCGGCTTAAAAGCACTTTCTCATCATCAATAGTCTTAAGATATATTCTCTTCATTGTACGCATGCCCTTTAATGCCCTTATAATATGACTATCCCTTAATATGTATTTTCCAAGTCTTGCAACCTCCACTACATTATATTTGCTTAATGCCTCTATAACAGAACTAAACTGATGATCAATTACAGCAACAACTACATTCATAGGAACAGCTTGCTCTATAACTATCTTCTTAATAATACTATCCTTTAATGACAGGTTTGAATTCTCCATCTAATTTTATCTCTAATATTATATTAACATTCTTGAAATCTAACAATATCTTTGGATTCACCTTTACCTTCCCATCCACCTTAACAAGAATACCCATCGGCTTAAGCTTCTTGCTAATCATATTATTTATCGTAGGAGACGTTGTATCATACTTCCTACAAAAATCCTCCCTAATATTTCCGTATGTCATATTCCCTCTTACAGCAGCAAAAGCAACAAGCTGAACCTCTCTCTGTGTAAACTTAAACCCATTCATAGCAAAAAGAATATTATAATACCTCTCTGCAAGAGAGAGAGCATCCTCACTCTTAATTCCCATCCTCTGTAATATCTCTTTCCTGGCTTCCATACTATTTCTCCTTCCTATTCTTCATATCCTCTAAACAACTAGCTATCCACCCAACTAAATAAGCATCTGCTTCTCTTCCTGTTGTATCCTCCCCTAAATACTCCCATATCTTTCTTGCTACATGTGTAGCCTCATGAGCCATGAGCTCAATATTCATAACCTTCCTATTCTTATATACAACTAAAAATCCTATGTCCCCACTCTTAATATCCTGCACAGAGGAAACATATCCTAATAATTTATCAGCTCCCTCATCTCTACAGAAACTATCCCCAGAAGGAGAATAGACAAACCTATCTGACAAATCATCTGCATCATCTGTAATACACCCCCATACCCTTACAGGATAAATAACAGGATCATACCTATACACTTTCTTTCCCATACGTAGTTCATTTATATCCTTAATAAAACACCCTCACAAATATATATAACAAAATTGAAATAACCAAAATAATTATTTCTCTGTAGGAGAAAAATATACATCTCCCTAAACATAACTATCCCCCATTTATAAATAATCCCCATAAAGACTCCCCCCTATATAAATAAAGGAAAGAGGAGATTCTTTATTTACCAAATATTTTAGGGGGTTTTCTATTTCAATAATGTGTGCGATTGCATAGCAGACCTAAAGTTCTCACCCCCCGCCAAGTTGAGAGGGTTGGGGGTAGTCCCCAGCTTCATTATTAACAATTAAAAATTAGAATCATGGAATTTAGAGTTTACGTCCCTAAGGAAGGGGTAGCATTGGAAAATCTTGGAACAGTAGCCGAGGTTGTTGGAGTTGGTGGTGGTATCAGGTTTGCTTCTGAGAAGAACCTTACTGGTGCTATTGTGAAGGACTTCGAAGGTAAGGAAAGGCTTAACAACGTTACCATTGTAATGTTGAAAGCCGATGGCACATCTGCTGCTATCAATTGCAGTG